CGGCTCATGCTCAACATTAGATCGGGATTTCATCTTCGATCAATTGCCCCCGTCTTACCACCTTCGCTTTCGGAAATGCAGCTTTGATTTCTGCGATAGGTGAAGCCCCCTTCAGAACCCGCCCCACCTCCTCCACCGTCCAAGCCTCCGCGTTCCACCCTTCCGCCTTAGCCCGCGCCAGGACCGCCTGTGCATGGGTATCATCCTGACAGATGCAAATGGTGCCCCGCTCCACCTCATCCGCCTGCACAGTCACCAGCGGCCCCGGAAGCGGTTCATACCCAGCAGCCCGAGCCTCCGCTTCCAAGGCCCGCCAGGCCCGCATCATCATGGCGTCCAGTTCCGCCATATCCTCACCCGCCATTGTCGCCTGCCGGTGCATATCCTGGGCGCTGACGAACCGCTCCCGTGTCTCCGCTGACACCAGACGCGGGAGCCGATCAAACCCCCATTCTCTTTCCAGCCCCGCCACCAGTGTATCCAGCGCACCCGCCATCCGAGAGCGCCAAACCCATTCGCCATTCGCCTCTGTGAGTGGCGGGGTAATTTCTTCTTTCACCATCTTTCCTCTCTCTCCCAAGTCAGGGGCTTACCCGTAACCGTAACACCGTAACACACCTAAAGGTGTGTGTTACGGGTGTTACGGTGTTACGGTAAGCTGCCCGGATGGCGTAACAAAGTAAAAAACAACGTGTTACGGCGCGTGTTACGGTGTTACGCCTATCTTCCCACGCCATCTTAACTAACCTCGCTATCCTCTTGAACAAGCCACACATATCCATTGCTATGCCCCACCATGCGGAGTTCGATTAGTCTGTCTTTTGTCCGTTTCCATGTTACGCGCTTCTTACCCGGATTATCGATGGAGGCCGTAACAAACCACTTGTTACGCCAATGTTCTTCCGTCAATACTTTCCCTCTAGGTAGATCACCCCAACTTTCTTGACCATAACGGCTAATCATTTCTTTGATGTTTTCAATTGCCATCTTTTCCCACATATTGAGTTTGGGGCCGCGTGGTTTTACGTCTGCTGGATCAGCGGCGACCACGATGCAACTGGTGACGGGTTTATCCCGCCGGTTGCGGCCTAGTTCGATGGTCTGGAGTTTGAATACCCACTCGCCTTCTATCTCAAGATCGCGTTGCTTCTTCACGCTGGCGACGGACGGGCTGTCCTTGCCTGCCTTGGTGATTTCGATCTCGGTATCCGTCGCGGCCCGCAACAGGCTATGCCCGCGCGCCCCTTTGGCGGTGTCCTTGCCTGAATGGTGTACGGCGTTGATATGGACGCCTGTAGCTTGCCTGATGCGGTCAATGTTGGTGACTAAAGCGCCCATATCGTCTGGCGCGTTCTCGTTCCCGCCCGCCAGGGCGCGGGACAGTGTGTCCAGCACCACCAGCCGCACCGGAACCTTCATCTCCTCCATGGCCCGCCTGATGGCGTCGATCAGCCTTTCGGTGTCGGCTTCGGGGTTCAACAGGTTGATGGATACGGGGATGATGGCGAAGGGGATTTCCTCGCCTTCTAGGTTGAGGTGCTTTCTAAAGGCAGCGACGCGGTTGGAGATGCCGTGACTACCTTCCAGGGCGCAGTAGATCACGCCACCCGGTTCGGTGGTTCGCCCGTTCCATTTGATGCCCAGGGCAACGTGCAGGGCAAGATCGGTCATAAAGAACGTCTTGCCGCAGTTACTTTCGCCGTAGGTGACGGACATCCCAGCTTCCGTGAGCAGTCCTTCAACGAAATCGGCGGCGTCGAGATTGGGGTGGATGTTGTTGAAATAGACCAGCGGCAATCCGCCATTGGGCGTAACATTGCCCGTAACACCTTCTTGCTGGCTTGTTACGGGCTTTGTTACTGCCCTATCCACCTTCACAAGCCCTCTGGCGGCTCTTTCCAGCGTGTATCGCACCTTCATACGGAACTCTGCTTCGCCCCGTCCAGGACGCCGGAAATCGACCTTTGCGGCGTATTGTGGCCAGCCCTCTGCCACCACTTCTTCCTCGGTTGGCAGGCGCCCCAGCTTGGCTTTCAGATCGGCGACCACTGCCAGGACGGTGTCCCGCATATACTGCTCTCGCCCGTCCGTGATCTGGCCGGGCAAGCCCAGCGGCCCCGGCGCATGGGTAACTGGCGTCACGGCGCCGGTGCCGTGGATAACGTCCTGGCAGATCAGGTCCACCATCGAATCGGTCAGGCTGGGCAGCCCCAGGTCATCCACATGGGCATCCACATCCCAAGAGTACTGGCGCCCGGACGCATGGACACTGGGCGGTGCGACAATAAAGCCGCCATCGCCCCGGATATCCATGCCCGGCAGGATGCCGGTGCGCGTAGGAACCTTCTTCCCAGGATGGGAAAAGAACCTGTGGCACCCGCCGCCCCCGGTCAGTGCCACCGGGCCAACCCCGAGTCGCGGCAGCAGTTGCTGTTCTGTGGCGGCGCCAATGTCGCCATCGAAATCGGAAACGACCAGGTTACTGATGGCGCCGGTAACGATGCCAACCCCCATGGTGGGATCGGAGAACCAATCACGGACCTCTGCTTCTGTCGCCCGGCGGTTTTGGAATTGGTGCCATGGCAGTGCGGGTATCTTCTCACCGCGCCGCACGGGCACCACGGACCAGCCGCGACGCAGGTAATATAGCGCCCATTCCAGGGCTGGCGCTGATAGGCTTGGTGCGGTCAGTGACATGGCTGCTTCCCCGGATATTCGCTGTGTGGCGGGTACTCTGGGTCTTTGAGTGGGATGCACATTGTTTCCTCGTTCTCTTGCGAAAGGAAAGGCGGCAATCGTTTAATTGCCGCCTTTGTGTTGTTAATCTTCGTCCATCACTGGCGGTCCAGCCACTTTCACCTTCCATGGTGTTGCGTGGCTGCACCAATCATCGGGCTTAGTCATTGCCCAGCGATAGTTACCGCCCACTGGTTGGAAGCGGCATTCGCCCTGGCGGCTGTCGGCTGGAACGTACCACCGACAAACCGCGCAGTTCGTAAATGTTGCGGGAACCCTAGGCATCAGAACGGTAGGGGTTTAGCAGCTTGCGGCGTTGGCGGAGGTAGCGCAGGCGCGCTCGGGGCGTGAGGTGCTGCCATAGCTGGCGTTGCAGCCGCCACAGGCGCGCCCAATTCTGCCGGACGCGGAACCCACTTAATGATCGCGAAGTTCGGGGTGTAGTTTGAACCATGTTTGCCTTTCACCTCCGTCGCACCTTGGAACTGAACCACCGGCAGCAGCCCTTGGGCTTTCTCCGGCGCAGCTTCATATTGGCTATGCAGGGTGTCAATCGCAGCCAGAACCGCGTTGGCGTTGCTGCTGAACTCACGGACAGTCCGGTTACCATCCAACAGACGCATGGCAAAGCCTTGCTTTGGCTTGGCGGCATTGCCGCGTTCGTCCACCCCGTAATCGCCAACCGGGCACGGGGGCAGAGGCTGGCCAATCTTCACCAGCGACCTTACTGGCGCCATGCCTGCCTTGAAGAACAGCCACCCAACTTGGATATTCTCCATATCCGCGACGAAGGCAGGCTGCTGGAAGGAAACATCTTCTTCCTGCTTTTCCCAGCGCCCGTTGACCTCCACGCGCTGGCTGAACTTAAGGCGCCCGGCTTTGGCGTTGTAGTTGACCAAGGGCAGGAAATCACCGCTCGCGGTTTCGCTGCCACCAATTGAAAGACCTAAACCCATCTAAATGCTCCAGATGTCTAAAAATGCGCCAAATTTGAACACGTTGGCGCTTCGTGTTTACATCCCGTAGATTTCCTTACGGGCTGCCTCTGCGGCTGGATCGGACCAGTAGAAACTATCTACATCCGGTACCAGCAAACTGATTAATTCATTCTTATCCGCCGAGATCGCCAGGAACCGGCGCAGCCGGTTGGCAATAGCCTGAAGGTGCGCCCAGTGATCCGCCACCCCTTCAAGCTGATACACCGCCACCTTCTTTGGTGAGCAGTACGCGAATCGGCAGATTTGATTAGTATTCACCACATACCCGGCGCCCTGGCGCGCATGGCTGCTGGAAATCTGGCCCGGCACCCGTTCCGTGGTCTTCAGGTCCAGCACCAGCCCATGATTTTCCCAATAGAAATCCAGATATCCCACCAGATCGGGCAGACCCTCGCCTAGTGGCTTGCTGATCTTGTGCTGGTGCTGGCCTTCTTCCGGCGCAGTCGGGATGCCATACTGGCGAAGTTCCGTGAGTGCTACGGGTACGGTATCTTGCACCACTTTACGCTGCGCTTCCCGGCGGGGATCGCCAGATAAGGCAGTCAGCCTGTCATATTCGGCCAGAGCAATGGCGATGCAATCTTCCACCGGCTTGGCCGGATCGAACAGACCCGCCGATACGCCTGCCTCAATGGCGGTACCGCGATGGGCCGAAGCCCCCACCGGCAGGCGCCGCTTCAACAGGTAGGACATGGCCCAGGCGGCGGGCTGGCTGGCGTATGTGTTCAGGCTGCTGGCGGATAAATGGCCAATGCCATGCGTTGCGAAGGGGTCTTGGGTCACGGGTTTGCCTCGATGATTAGGATATAACCGGGCTTGCCCGAGTACATCTTTGAAAGGTGTAGCTTGATAATCTGGCTATCGTCGTCCCACAGGATGCCGTTGGCGGCATCGAGGACCAGTTTCGCCAGGTTGTCCAGATCGGGCTTGCCTGTGTGTTCAATGTCGCCCGCCAGCGCCGCTTCCTGCTTTTTCTTCGGCCAGGATTTCGGGATCGGCATCAGAACCATGACATCAACACAGACCGGCACGGAGCCAAACGACTCGAAAGGGGAAATAAATGCCCGAATTGTTTCCTCTGCCTTCCGGGTCTTGGCTGGCGTATAGGCGCCGTGCTTGCCGAATCGCGGGCGCCCCTTGGCAACGGGTTCGATAGGAATGGTGATACAGGTTCTCACGGTTGAACCCCCGCCAGCACAGTTCGGGAGGGGATATTGAAAGTGCTGGCGGAGGTATCCGCACCGTGCGGATTTGACCGGAAGCCCGTCGCGGGTTCGTAGTCGCGCCAGGCTTCCGGGCGCGCGATGAGTGGGAGGCTAGTTTTCATCGCGCGCAGCCTTTTCGGGCAAATGTCCGTCCGGATGTCCGGTACAGATATTTGCCCAAATCTTGTTTCGCGCTACCTCATCGCGCGCATCCTTGGAGGGCAAATGTCCGTCACGATGTCCGGTACAGATATGTGCCCAAATCTGGTTTGGCGTTACCTCATCGGTAGCGCACATTTCAATAACAGGTATCAGCCGCACGATAGGCGGCGCAATACCCCCATATTCACCGCGATATGTCAGCCAGATAAGCCACCGGCTGGCGGTGGCGGTTGATACGCCAGCCGCCTCAGCCAGATCGCGGAGCGTGTAGCCGTTCTGCTGCAACAGCTTTCGATAGGGGAGGTGATCCATAAGGCGAATCCTATGCCTCATAATTTTTCGTGTCAAGCGCATTTTTTCACTTGACGTAGTTTTTAGTCCGTGTTTTCGTCATGTCCAGGCAATCAAGCCTGCAACGCAAGAGGAACCATCATGGATTACTTGAAACATCGCTCCGCCGCCTGGTGGATTTTAGCCGTCCTGCAAGGCTTGGGCTTTGCCGCGTGTCTGCTGTTGCTCATCGTTCTGTTTGCGATGGCTGGCGCATGAGCGACGCAAAGGCGGAACACCTGTCCGAGGTGTCAGAGAAAATGAAGCGCGCAATCTTCGAGAACGGCAACGGCGAAAATGTGAGTGACGTCATATTCGCTGCCACCATGGCTTTAGCCTGCTTCATTTACGATGTTACGGACCACGGAACAGAGAACAGCGTCGCAAAGCGGTCAGCGGATTTGCTGACGGATGCCATTCAGCATCTTGTGAAGGAGGACATGAATTGAGCGATATAGAAACCCTGCGCGCCAAGCTGGCGATAGCTGAGAACGAACTGGTTCGCATTCAGTATGCGGATGATTTCTGTTTCTCGAATGGTTCCTATGACAGTCTCGCCAAGGTGCGGGATGAGTTGAAGTGGGGACTGATGGAGGCGGAAGCTGCTGCCCGCCAAAAAGCAGCAGGCATCGCAACAGCAAGTGGAGAACCCGGTAATGAATAAGATGGAAATCTTGAAGATGGCTTTTGATAAAGCCTCTACCCCAAAAGAAGCTATCACCTTGGCAAAAGAAATGGTGGCGTTCCTAGGAGAACGTGAAATCCAAAAGATTGAACTTTTGCCTGCGCCAATAACGCAGAAAAAGCAACGCCCGAAATACTGGCAAGAGCAAGAAATAGAATTACTGAAAACGTTGAATAAGCGCGGCAAAACAGTGTCAGAAGTCGCTGAAATCTTAGGGCGGTCTACCGGTTCAATTGAGATGGCTAATTACCGCCTTAATTCTGGGAAATGGACGGTTGCTCAAAAAACCAACCAACAAACAAAGAAAATCGCATGAACACCGTCCGCGTGTCCATCAAAATGACCAGCAACATCCCTTCGCAAACTGACCTGTTTGTGGAGGTGGACGACATCAGCCAACCAGCCTGGCGCCCACTCGCCGCCTTCGCCAGCATAAAGGCGGCGGCGAAGTGGTTACAGGAAGAAGGCTACAGGTACGTCGTCGGAACCAATGGAGTTTACAGTCGTGACACCGCAACAGCGCGAAAGAATGCGCCTACTGAATACCGTTATGTTGATGGCGGAGGAAGGACTAATGAAGCGGGCTTTGATCAAGGCGAACAACAAGCCACAGGAGTTCGACGCCTTGCGGTCAAACTGGGACGTATGGGTGCGACTCTCCGACCAGGACCGGGTTCTGTGGCAGGCAATCAACGCAGTTAAACAGCAGATTAAAGGAACATGGACAGATGAAGATGAAAATTGAAATCATGAAGGACGTACCAATTCCGCCGAAGCGCCAGCGTGGTAGGCCACCTGGCAGCAAGTATCCGTTCGATCGGCTGGAGGTTGGCGAAAGTTTCTATGTCTCTGGCGCCAAGGTGAAGCCCGCCTCAATGGCGTCCATCACATCCCGGCAAAACCGGATGCTGGTGCCGAAGAAGTTTACCACCAGGGTAACACCTAAAGGCACAACCGTTTGGAGGGTGGAGTAATGAGTAATGTTGAAGCGCGCATTCAGGACATCTTAAATCACACAAGCCCTCAGGTGCGCCCCCAATATCTACTCAGCGACATCAAAGAGGCTGTTGAAGTAATTGAGCGGCTTAGATGTATATTGGATGAGGCGGAAGCAAAACATAATCTCCTAAATGCCGTTATCAAAGACCTAGCCGCCCATGTCTGGCGCGGTGATTGGGACAAGTTGAAACCGGAAACGCGCGCGGCGCTGGGAGAAAAGGAATGAGTGACACAAGCACAAAGCGCGCGGAAGAAGTGGCGTACAACCTCCAATTATCCGGGGTCAGCGGGTCAACTTGGAGGGCGACTGAGGTAGACGCTTCGAATATGTTAAGAGCTTTAGCAGCAGAGCGTGATGCGCTGCGGGCAGAGAACGATAAGCTGCGGGCGGAGAACGCGAAACTCGCCGCCTCAAACCATGCTTATCTATCTAATTACCAAGAAGCCGTCGACGAAATCGAAAAGCTGCGGGCGGCGATTTGCGAGTGGGCCGCTTCTATCTACGGATACGAAGGTGTCTTATTCCTGGAAGGGCTCCAGCACGAAAAGTTCATCAACTCAATTCTCGACGCGGAAAGAGATCGCGTTGAAGGAGAACAAAAGGAATGACCAAACCCCGCGCCCCTTTACGCTACGGACCTGGCCGCGCCATTCACCCAGAAGTGAGAAGGGCGCGGGAAACATATATCGGTGGAGCCTTGCAACGCGGCGAAACCTTCCACCAGATCGCCGCGCTTTTTAAGGTGGATACTGAGACAGTAAAGCGATGGTGGAATAAAACACACCATTCAACTAAGTATGAAAACGTCTTCGACAAGGAACGCAAGTGCCTATCATGCGGCGAAATGTTTTGGAGCGAAGGGCCGCACAATCGGCGGTGTATCAGATGTAAAAGCCACCGGCCTACTGATACGCCTTATGAACCCGGCGGCTATGGTAGCAGCGGCCACAAAAAAGAACCCCGGCGCTAGGCCGGGGTTTTAGTTTATCGCAAGAGGAAACGTCATGCTACCCGCCGGGCAGGAGAACCCGGTAAGCGCAATATAGTCACTTCTTGCGGGATTTACCAGCCTCAGAAAGAGCAATGGCGAGAGCCTGCTTTTCGGATTTCACCACAGGGCCTTTCTTGGAGCCGGAGTGCAATTTGCCGGCCTTGTATTCTCTGAAAACTTTGGAAATCTTCTTGTCAGCCTTAGTCGGTTTCATGCTTTTGATCCTTGCATTTTAATGGCTTCAGCTTCCACTTCATCGACACGGCGAAGCCATCCCTTGCCGAAGGTGATATAGGCGCCAAGGCTCTTATAAAAAACCCGGCGTGCTTCTGAATACTGCTTAATCAGAGATAATGGGTTCTGTTTCGCCACTGCCGCCAAAGTTTGCGGCCCAATTCCTCCATCTGGCGTACTGCCCACAATTTCCTGCAAAAGTTTGACAGCGCGACCAGGGCCTGAGTTAACGGCCATATCAAACACAACCAGATCAACGCCAGTAGGTAGCTGATCACAAGCAGCACGGTTCCAGTAAAGGCTACGGTAAATTTGCTCCAGTTGCTCATCGGATATTGCCTTCAGTTCATCTTTGGTTGCGTCGCGGCCAATGAATTTGGAATAGGTGTTCAGCGTCACACCCTTCATGGTTGCCCCGCCGGGGTCTTTCGGGTGGTCAGCCCAACCACCTTCATGGTGAAGGATTGTCTTTAGGGCGTGTGGGAATGCTTCTTTCATTTCCGTGCCATCCTATTCATCGCTTCGGTCTTTTCTTTACTGCCAGCAGAAGACCCAAAATAATAAGCCACCACACCACCCCAGGCAGTCCCCAGGGTGCCAAGCATCACCAACATAGCCTCAGACCCGCCATGTGTGGGAAGCCCATTCTTCAGCATAAAAAACAAGGCGCCAAAGTATCCGGTGGTTATCAAACCCGCTAGGATACGGGGCGTCCAATCCTTGGTGGCGATTTCACGGTTTCGCGCGCTATCCCGGTCAGCATTGGCAATGCGTTCCAGGTCAATGTCTAGTTCCCGCATCTTAACGGCGAACTCTTGTTCAGCCTGCTTCAGCGCCAGAAGTTGTTCTGGCGTGGCTTTGGAGGCAGCTTGTACAAGTTCGTCTTCGGTGCCATCCGGCTTACCTAATAAAGCCTCAGAAATGGCGCGCGTGGCCATACCAGCCAGCGGTCCGCCAACAGCGGTGGCGATACTCGGGGCAACCGTGCGAACAAGGTTAAGGAGTTGGTCCACACTATTTCTCCAGCATAAAGGTTAGGTTTTGATGCCGTGGGTAGGTTACAGTTCTTTCACCTTCAGGGCATTTATATTTAATGGTGGCAAGCAATGTTGCCCTACCAGCCGCTATCGTTTCTTTATCGGATATGTCCAATAAATAGGTGAATGTATCAACCTCTGGCCCTGCTGGCCCCGTAAATCGCGTCATGCTCGGTGTAGCGGCGTGTATAACACTGGCGCTATCTCTCACCGTCACATCAAACCCTTCCACGGAACAATCATCCCGCCGTTTGATACGCGCTACAGTTACTGTAACAGGCTGCCCAATCTTAGCAGGCTCAATTTTAAAGTGTTCTGGCGCCCAAATGATGATTTCATTCTTAAACCAGCCAAACTTTTCGCCAGCCGAATAACCCCCAACCGCCAAAGCAAAAGCGGCGGTTGCAAATTGCACAAGCGGGGTGATTTTAGGCAACTCCATTATTCGTCTTCCGTTTCTTCAGGTTTAATCCACAGATCGCTGTAAGCCGCGTCAGACAAGCCGCGCAGCACCGCATGAGAGTAAGGCACGGCGGCGAACTTGAAACTGCCAGGGGTTTCCCAGACCAGCATCATCGCCACCGCCCCATCCGCCAGGGCGCGGGCCATAAGCTGATTAGCGGCTTCCTGAAAGCTGATTTCGGGGTGTTCCCCGTTCTCCGCCTCATCGACGATCTTCACCCGGCGCATGGTTTACCCCCTCCCGGCTTTGATGCGAACCCGTCCGCAAATTACCTGGCCCCGGAACCATGCGGCGCCGTCCACCACCTCGCAAGTTTCCGGGGGCGCCAGTGCGCCGTCGCGCCAAGTCAGGACAATAAAGCCCTGCTGCTGGTGACCTGGGATGCCCAGCCGATAGTTGAACTGTGGCCAATTCGGGTCGCCCAGCATCCCCGTCTGAACGCCATAGAGGCGCTTGGACCAGTGGTTCAGGGGACGCACATCCAAGGCGTGAGTATCGCCGCTGATAATGGATCGCCCCGCCTTCATGGCGTTATTGTAGCCTGCGTGAATTCCGCCGTGGTAGCGGTGGACGAAAGACACATCACCGACATCGAGCCGGTAGGTCATGGGCCAATCTATAAACTGGTCCTGAAGACTAAAGGCACCCATGCCTTCAAAAGCAGCAGCATGGGCAGCAAGGTACTTATCGTAACGGTCATCGTGGTTGCCCCTGATCCAGTAACAGGTGGGATCGCCAGCGGCCTCCCTTAACTCCCGTAAGTGCGTCTGCCCGGCGGCGAGTTCTTCCGCCACATTTGGCTTCTTATTATCCTCCCACATCATCGGCGGATGGCGGGAAACAGAACCCATATCCAAGGCATCGCCATTGCAAAATAAAAAACCCGGCTTGATGTGCCGGGCTAGAATCAAAAGGGCTTCATGGGAAAGGCTGCGCGGTTGGCTTAATGAACGCCAATGGCAATCTGAGAAAACTATTCCCACCCCATCCTTGATGGCGGGAACCTCCATCACCAAGGCGGAATTGCATTCCTCAGTCTCAGACCAAGGCTTACTGACCGGCTCGCGCGCCAGGCTTCGGGCTGAACTGCGAATGTCTGGCTTGTTGTAAAGCTGCATAGCGCGCTGGTAGCGGCTACGCATTGTCTCATACGGCAAGCCATTGGCTTTGGCGGCAACCATAACAGAGCCATGCTCCGCTACCGCCTCATAAGCCGCCTTGATGGCGGCATAATCAGTTTTAGCTGCCATAATGGTCCCTATTGAAGCATACCCTGCACTGGCGCTGGGGCGGCTCCGCCAATTTGTTGTCCAATCAACCCACCAACAACACCAGGGTAAGCACCAACTTGCCTGGAAGCCGCCGCTTGCTGCGCCGCCCGTTGCTGAGCAAGACGACGCAGCATTTCCATTTGTGTGTAAATGTCAGTGGTAAGCAGGCGTTCACCAACAATATCCTGGCTGCGTCCAGCTAAAGCGCGCATCCCAGCCCGACCAGCACCAGCCAAAGCGCCAACAGCAGCGCCAGTTGCTTCGCCTTCACCAGTTAAAGCGCCAAAGCCTGTACCGCCCGCCGCACCAACGCCTGTGCCCGTGACTAATTCTTGGAATGCCTGCCGCCGGGCAGTTGGAGAACCCCCAAGCATTTGCCCCTGAAACCCCTTCATTTCAGATTCACGGGCAAGGAAACGCGATAAAGCACTGAACCTCGCTTCAGCGTCCCGTGCATTTGGATAGGCTGCTTCCATAGCAGCGCGCAGAACATCTTTCTGCTTTTCACTACCAAAGATAGCGCGATTTGCGTCCCGCCCCTCTGGTAAAGTTGCCATCCTCTGGCGAATGGCATCCATAACACCAACAATAAATTCCTGCTTTTCTCCTGGCCCCATCTTTTCAATCGAAGCCCGAAGCTGGCGCGGATCGGTTCCTGGCTTAAAGATACTCAAGCCAACCTTTTGAGCGTCCAAGAGTGCCGCTTCACCAGCCCACATGGTGCGGGCTTCTTGGTAAAGGCTCCGTCCATCAACTTTAGTAATATCATCCAAGGTATCGCGCAATTCATCGCGCACTTTAATAGCTTTTGTGGCTAGAGGTTGTTGGCGTCCAGTAATATCGGTGTTTTTCTCAATGAATGAATCTAAGCCGGTCTTCACATAATGCAAATCCCTGGCGGTTATTGCGTCCCTTGGAAGAATGATATTCCCCACTTCATCAGTGGTGATATTTATATTTCTGCCTTCCATACGCGCAAATTGGCGGGCATCGCTCAAAGCCTCATTAGGAACTCTAGTCAAAATACTTACTTCACTGGCAAATAATGGTTTGCTTTCTGCGAAGGCGCGCTCATAAAGCGGGCTGGCATTAGTTTTCATCCGCTCACGGATAGCCAAGTTTTGTTTGTAAGCATCTTCGACATCGCCAAACACAGCCCGCAAGGCTGCATCTGTCCGAGTAATCTGCTGTTCTCCACGTGAACGCAAAACACTAGCCGCAAGATCGCGTGTGGTGCCGGGCATATTTGCCAAGGCTTCAGCAGTCCCCATGCCGGTTTCGCCTAACCGTTCAGCCATCGTCGCAGGCTGAATTGGCATACCAGCAGCCCGCGCTTCTATTGCCGCCGTAATGTCTTGCCCCGCCCGCCCAAGATCGGCGCTTTGAATTAGTGGGCGCTCCGCATTTGGTAGGATATTACTAACACCACGCGTAACGGCAGGGACAGCGGCACCAACCGCACCACCAGCAATACCACCTAAGGCCGCGCCGCCAACAGCGCCAGACAAACGCGGCGCAAAACCACCTTCGCCCTCTCCAAACCCTTGCGCGCCTCCAGTAACGGCGCCCGTGGTGGCACCGGCTTTAGCGGCTTGCATTGCCCGACCAGCAGTAGTCGCGGCTCTGGCGATATTAGCCGCACCAGCAGCAGTCCCAGCCGCACTAGCGCCCCCTGTAAATGGTGCGGCTATCGCAGCGCCAATAGTGGGAAGAATGGCGCCACCCACTTCATAAGCGCCAGCACGAATAGGGTTTTGCTCGCGGTATTGTGCCAAGTTGGCGCGTTCCTGCGCCAAGGCTTGTTCATACGGAGTGCCGCCAAGACGGGACCGCAAGAAAGCCGTGATCTCATCAGCGGTGCCTAGCGTCAGCCCCTGCAAACCGGCAGATAAACCGCCAGGCAAAACAGCGCCCTGGGCTTCAGTGGCTCGCGTTCCACGGGCCACCATTTGATCAATCAGCTTATTGATGTCTTCGGCCATTTAACGCGCTCCAAACAGTGCGGCGGCATTAGGGATACCGGCGGCGGTTGCACCAGCGATAGCTTGTTCTGTGGTTAAACGTTGTGGGTTTCCGGGCGGAAGATTGATACGCTGGAATAAACCAGCAATAAATTCTACTTGCCGCGCCTGAGAAAGATTACCACTTCCAGAGGCAGTTTCTGCAACTGTTGACGCACCAATTTGACGAACCACCCGTTCAGGATTTACACCATAATCACGCGCCAAACCCCGATATTGTTCCGCAAATTCCTCATAAATACTTTGGGTATTTGAGAAGCGGCTATTCGCTTCACGGATAATTTGCTGACGGGTTTCTGGCAACAAACCACTTCCACCATTCAAACGTTGGATGGCGCCAATGACAACACCATCTAAACCTTGTGCGCGGAGAATTTGTATCTGCTCTCCTTCACGCACAACAGAAGTCGGATCAAGCATTTTGGCAAATGCAAAGACCAAATTGATGTCGTTTAACCGGGATGGGTTTTCCCGATTAGCCGCAGCACGGACTTCCCTGATTTGCGGTAGCATTGAATAATAATCTTTGACCGGTTGGTGTTTGGTCATAAATTCAGTGCGTAGTGAATTTTCTAAATCGCGACGCTGTTGCGAACTACCGCCTTCAGGTTCGCGTGTCCCTTGAATCGGCTGAACACCACCCTGCGCCGTAATCTGGTAACGGCGGTCAGGATCATAAGCTTCACCCAAAAGGGCTTGGGCCTCACTTGGTTGCAAGACGCGGGTTTCTTGCTGCATGGCCCTGAGTTGCAGTTGTGTCAAAAACTGCCTTCCCGCATTTGGCCCAAGCCGCCGAAGTGTTTCGGCGATTTCCGGCGTAATTTGCACGCCCCCCGCAGCGCCTGGACGCATAAGTGTGGTTTGAGCAGGCGTTAAAGGCGCAGGCTGTGCTTGTGAAGGCCTAGTCGGCATCGGTGCTACTTGCCCAACCGCAGGAGCCTGCTGGCCACCCGCCTGCTCGTTCTGCCCAAGA